GCGTAAGTTATTAGGCAAGATGATGCCTTCCGCGTCGTAGAACACACAACCATGCTGACCGAACGATAGTGGCTTATCAAACTTCTTGTTCATCATGTCCTCAAGCAGTCGATCAGCTTCATGCCATAGGTCAATGATCTTGTCGTTCTTATCTCGGTACACATCCACAATACGTTTACACTCTTCTGCATCAAGCTTGACATTAGGGGGTGTAGTGGCTAACGTGTGTTGTAACTTTAATGACCCAGTGCCGTAGCCCAATCCCAAGATACAAGTTTTACCCACAAATCTCTCAATTGGGTCTTTCTTAGATATGGGTCGCTCATAGATACTGGATGCAAACACAGAGTACACATCTTCACCATCTGCGAATTGTTTAACCACATCATCTTGACCCGCAAGCCACGCAAGCACGCGAGCCTCGATCTGCGATGAGTCAGAGTTAATTACTAGATAGCCCTCGGGCGGGATGATTCCCTTCTTCAAGGCTTTCTTTTTTACATCACGGCTTGGCAAGTTCTGAAAGTTAATCTTGTCTGACCCCGACCATCTGCCAGTATGTGCGCCATAGTATTTCAGGGGGACAGGAATCATTCCTCTGTTGCGCTTGCCTATATCAATGAATCGTTGGATGCGCTTTTCTTCTAAAGTTGACTTCGTGCCGAGACGTACTGCGCACAGGTGTTGGATAAAAGTATCTTCATTCTCAGTTAACGCAATGAAGCCCTCATCCTTCTTAGCAAGTGCGGGTACTTCTTTGCCAGTCGTAGGACTATTCTTGAGTGGCACAGTCACACCGAATCCTTCTAGCACCTTTGCGAACTTTTGATTGCTAGAGAGTTGCTTACGCACCTCCTCCTCAGTCGTGCATTCAAGCTTCTCCATCAGCGATGAGAGTAATTCGCTCTGCTCTTTGCGTAGATCATCAAGGCGTTGCTGAAGAGTCTCCTCATCCACATAAAGCATGGGGTGAGTGAACATGCGTATGGTCATGTCTATTAGTTTGAGTTCCTCCATCGGGAAACCCTTAGACATGTTATTGAACAGTTGGTATGTCAACGCGACATCGTTACGGCAATACTCTCCGTACTGCGCTAAGTCCTCGGGAGTAAAGTCCGAACGTGTCTTGTCGATAGCGGCAGTGACCTCTGTACCTTTCTCACCTATTCCATATCGGAGTGCGAGCTTGGCCAGAGAACCACCGACCTCCACACCATGTATAGCTCTCGCCATACATAGCGTGTCTAAGTAAACCATTGGAGTGATACCAAAGTGCCACTTCAAGATCGCGCCATCAAACAACGTGTTGTGGGCAAGCATCATACTGTTCTTCCAGTCAAATTGCTTCAGCCACTTGCGTGTTGCTTCGCGGTCTCCCGAGAACCATACTGGCTCACCAGCGTCAACCTGTACTGCAACCCCAATAACTTCAAACCGCGAGTCTCTGATGTACTCCTCCGTGGTCTGAGTTCTGAAGCCTAGGTCTTTGCTTGTGTAGTAGGTCTCAAAGTCAATGGTGATAAGGCTCATTGATTACTTAGTTGAGTTGATTTCGCGTGTCAGATACCATTGCGCTTTGCGTAGATCTTCCAACTTGTTGCCCTTGTGATCGGCTCTCGTAAGATACTTAATCACATTACCAAGGTTGTAGTTCAACTTCTTCGCTTCGATGAAGTCAATGGTCTCGATGCCACCTGCCGTGTAGTGAGGCGGTTGATTCACAAGATCAGGGACAGGTAAAAGTGTAGGCGGTAGCTTGGCATACTGCATAACTTTATCGGTAGGTTTAATGCGAACCTCTTCCAACAATGCCTTAAAACTTTTATCCGTGGTCAGGGTAGTCAAGGGAACCGCCGGGGTAATCGGTAAGCGCCCAGTTGTTTTAAGCTTGTTCTTGATGACGTACAAGTACTTAATGTCAATGCCTAATGCGGAAGATACCTCGGCATGCTTAGCATCGGGGAACTTCTCGTAGTGGCGACGAACTTTTTCGATTGTGGTGAGTTTGCGTTTTGTCATATAGACTTTCTTAAGTAAGGTTAGGGATTGGTATAGTAAGGCTTAGTTTTTATTTGTCAAGTGGTTTTCTGAAATATTTTTTATCCTTTCATAATATTGTTTAGGGAATGGGTCTTTCTTATCTAATAACTTTCTTAACCATTCAGCACCTCCAAGATGATTAAGAACAATCCATTGTCTATCTGACATTCGTACTTGTCTGCCTATGAGTGGCTCGGGCGGTTTAGGTCTTGGCATTATGGATTTCCTTTTTTCGTGCATAAGGTGCGATTGTTTTACTGCGATAGTCAATGCCTGAAAAGTTTGCGAACTCAGCCAATGTCCTCGCGTTGCCTAACCCATAGATGCCAAGGTCAGCGTTGTGCTGTAGTAGTGCGGTCATTCTCGCCTTAGACTTGTTGTCTAGTTCCCACCATCGTTGGCTTCTTTCTTTGTCAGAATTGGGAGACCAATGAACCTCGCGGTGTGATGTCGCTACATCCCCTGTGCTATACAAGTGATAGATAGGTACATCCGTGGTGTGATAAATATCCCATCCATGTGTCCACGCACGCACCGAGAGAGTCTGCTCCTCGCCCTCAAAGTACAAGTGTGGGTCGTAAGGCACTTCGTATACGAACCGCCCATGAGTGAAGATAAAACCTGCCGCTATATGGAAGCCTTTAACAGGCGTATCACTTGTAATCGATGCCGCAGTAATAGGAACAATAATGTTATCTTCTTTAAACTCAAAGTCATCACTGACATATCCATACAGAATCCCATCGGTACTTCTCTCAGGTACAGGAACATCGTCAACCATCTTGAATGGATGTGGGTAATTGGATATAACAAACTTAGGCGACATCTGTGAGCAACGTGCTGCCGCTATGAGTAGTGTGTCATCCCACCCCTGATCAAATACCATGTGAGAGTCGATCTGCATAAACCACGCCTCACCTGAGTAGAGTGACATGGCAAGGGAACGCGCCCAACAAGCACCTCTCGTATCGCGTACATCTATCCCAACATACCTTACTTGGGATTTGATATCGTCAAACTTGAGTCGCCTTTCCGCAAAGTTTTGTTCCACTATTCCAAACCTCAACTCACTTGGGCGACTAGCCTTTGCAAGCATGTCTCGTATGGTTTGTTCAAGTAGTCTGTCACAGTAGGATGCAACGCTAACAAAGATGGTCATCGTTTCATCCCTCGCACAAAAGCGGCAAAGCTTGCGGCAGTATCGCCAAGAGACTTCATCGCATCAAACTCTCGCGCCACCTCTTCTAAGACTTTATTACGCTCTTCTGTTGGGTTGATGTAGTCTTGAATGTCATCGTCATCCATTATTTTTCTCCTTTCGGTATTCCATAACTTCATTTAACAATCGTTCCATCTCGTCAGCCGCCATTAAATGAAATGGACTGATTGGCTTGTGACTTGCCATTGAACGCATCATGCCTATAGTTGTTCTAGCGGTTGACTCGCTCAGAGGGGCGCGTCTTCTTCGTTCTCGGGGTTGAACTTCGGCTCTCGCTTGTCGTTCTTGTCCTTGGGGTTTGGGAATAGAGGGAAAGGCCATGTCACGCCTCCCCCAATGTGTTCAATACGATTGCTCTGATCTTCATGTAAGCTTCCGCCTTCGTGTACGGCATGGCTAGTATGTTGTCTATTTCGCATAGTGCCTCGTAGTATTCTGTTGCATGCATTGCATGTTGAAGTTTATTTTCATCCTCGGGGTACTCAAACTCAAGTACGGCTTTCATTTATGTTTCTCGCTCGGGGGTGTCCAACCAAAACGCTTCCATGTATCTTGTACATTGGTTGCATTAGCTGAAACATATTTAAAGCTTGGGTCTAGCAAGCTTGGGCGCACAGGTTCTTTTAATTTCTGCGCGGGTATAGAGACCAGTTTCTTGTTCGTGTTCATTTGATAAATCCATCCATTAAAAGTTGTAGTTGATGTACATTGTTCTCATCGATGATCAATGCTAAGCCTCCCGCGATCTCGATAGAATTTAAATTATGAAGTTGCAAAGCCGTAGGCTTACCACCATTGGCTTTGCACTCGATGCCTACAAAGTGTCCTTTGTAACAACATAGAATGTCAGGGATGCCTGAATGACCAAACCCCGAGGCGACAGGCATAGCGTGGTATGCGCCCATCTTCTTGAGCGTTTCAATTACCTTCTTCTTTACCTTCTTCTCGGGCGTATCAGCCATATCAGTTACTCCTTATGTCCATATAGACTCTTGACAAATTGATTGTCCAAGACAAGTATGTATAGGTTCTTGGTTACTTGCCAACCTATATCGTCTAGTCTCAGGTCTTGATGATTGATATATACAGTCGTGTTATCAGACTCCCACTCCTCCAGTATATTAGGAGGGAATGCGTGAATCATTGATATAAGAGCTTTGATCTGATCAGG